GCCATCCGGTCCGAGCTGCAGAAGATCGAGGAGAACCCGGCAGCCGTCGAGGAGTCCGACGGCGACTACGTCGACACGCTCGTCGCGGAGTACGACTCGCTCGAGGCGCGTCGTGTTCCGCTGGCGGCGCGTGCCGAGAAGCTGAACCTGATCCACACGGCCGCCAAGGACGAGCCCGCCACCACCGAAGCCGGTGACGACGCCCGCCGCTCCGCTCCGACGCAGGTGTACCGCAACAAGCGTGACCCGTTCGACGAGATGGAAGCTGTTCGCACCCGGACGATGCGTTCGTCGGAGGTGCGGGAACGTGCCCACGACGCGATCGAGTGGGTGTCCCGCACCCAGTGGGTCGACTTCCCCGACGATCACGCCGAGCAGGCGACACGGGCAGCGTCTCGTGACGCTGGTATCGCCCGGCACATCCTGATGACCGGCACCCAGGACTACTACGAGAACTTCCGTTCGTACGTCCGGGATCCGGAGGGGATGGCACTGCGCGCCACGACCGTCGGCACCGGCTCGCTCGGATACATGCTGCCGTTCGTGCTCGACCCGACAGTGATCTTGTCCAACGATGGTTCGTCGAACCCGTACCGGCGTATCTCCCGTGTGGAGCAGACGACGTCGAACACGTGGAACGGCGTCACGTCGGCCGGTGTCAACGCTGCGTTCGGTTCTGAGGCTGGCGCGGCGACGGATGCGTCGCCGTCCGTGTCGCAGCTGCAGATCACTCCGCAGCGGGCACGGGCGTGGGTGTTCGGCTCATACGAATCGCTCGAAGATTCGGATCTCGGGTCGCAACTCCCCAGGCTGTTCGCCGACGCCAAAGACCGCCTCGAGGAAGGCGCGTTCGCGACGGGTGCCGGCACCGGCGTCTACCCGCAGGGTGCGATCACCGGTGCGACCACCGGTGAGACGGCGGCGACCACCGCGTATGCGGTGGCGGACGTCTACACGCTTCAGGGACGCCTCGGTCCCCGGTTCCGCAACTCGCAGCGGGCCGCGTGGCTGGCGAACCTCTACTACATCAACAAGACACGCCAGTTCGACACGTCCGGCGGTTCCTCGTTCTGGGCGAACCTCGGGCAGGGCACCCCGGAGCAACTCCTCGGGGAGCCGATCCACGAGTCGAGCTCGATGTCGTCGGCGACGGCGACCGGTTCGAAGGTGCTGCTGTTCGGCGACTTCGAGCAGTTCGTCATCGTCGACCGGGTCGGCATGTCCGTCCTCTACAACCCGATGGTGATGGCCGCCGCGACTGGGAACCTGCCGACCGGTGAGGCCGGCTGGTTCGCGTTCTGGCGGGTCAGCTCCAAGGTCGCCGTTGCGACGGCGATGCAGGCGCTGCTTATCAAGTGACCGGCTGACTGTCCGGTCTTCAACCTCTCTGCCGCGGTGTCCCTGGTCCGGGGGATACCGCGGCGGAGTCCCCTTGAATGTTCGACCCGTGAAAGGCCCGCGCCCGTGCAACCGCTCACCATCTTCGGCTACCCCCACCAGGCAGACGGATCCGGCTACTACCGGTTCTATCTCCCGTTCAAGCATCTTGCCCGAGGCACCGACCATCGCATCGCCCTGCCGCAACCGGGCACCCGGTTCACGCCCGACCTGGATCAGGCCGCCGACTTGGACATGATCGTCGGGCAACGTTTCATCGGTCCGGAAGGTCAAGCGCTGTGGGATGGGTGGAAGACGAAGACGAAACTCGTCTACGAGAACGACGACGACGTGCTCCACCCCGACAACTCGTCCGGGTTGGCGCTGTGGCACGACGAGGACATCCGCCGCACCTTCTGCCACAACGTGTCGGTCTCCGATCTGGTGACCGTGTCGACGGAGGCGTTGGCGGAGCAGATGCGGCCGCTGAACCCGAACGTCGTCGTCATCCCCAACCACGTCGACGGCGACATGCTGTTTCTCGAACGGCCCCGCCGGGAACGGTTGACGGTCGGCTGGGCGGGCGGCATGTCGCATCTCATCGACTGGATGGAAGCCGCCGAACCGGTCCGCGAACTCTTGGAGACCCACCCGACGGTCGACTTCCATTTCTGCGGCACCGACTACTCGCCGCTGTTGAAGATGACATGCCGGTTCACGCCGTGGCGTGAGGACACCTGGTCGTACTTCAAGGCGATCGATTTCGACATCGGGTTGGCGCCGTTGGCGGACACGGTGTTCAACCGGTCGAAGTCGTGGATCAAGGCGCTCGAATACATGGCGCTCGGCATCCCGGTCATCGCCTCCGACCGGCCCGCCTACCGCGACATGGTCGTCGACGGTGTGACCGGGTTCCTGGTCCGCACCGAAGCCGAGTGGCGGGCCCGTCTCAACGACCTGGTGAACGACGAGGCGATGCGGGTCGAGATGGGTGCGAAGGGTCGGGAGATCGCCCGACAGTGGACGATCCAGACCGGCTGGAAGCTCTGGCGGGACGCCTACGAAGGAGTCGTGAAATGGCAACCATGATGCGCTGCACCGTCGCCCATTGGCAGGGTGACAGATTCGTGCCGGCAGGGACGATGCTCGCCGAAGGGGATCCGCAGGTGATCCCCGAGTTCTTCGAGGCGCTGTCGATCGTCGAGCCGGCCCCGAAGAAGAAGGCCGCCGACAAGTAGTCCTGTAGTTCGCCTGTGCCCTCTGCCGCTTCACGGGCCGGACGGGGGCACAGGCGTTCTCTAGCCCGTGGGAGAACGCATGAAGATGGAAGACGTCCAGGCTCTGGTTGTCGGACCGCACGACAAGCTCGTGTTGGTGTTGCCGGTCGGCGCGACAAACGAGACGGCTACCGAGATCAAGCGGAGCATCGAAGGGTTCCTGGATCCCGGGCGGGTCCTTGTCGTCGGTGGCATGACGGTTGCGGTCGTGCAGAGCGACGAGGTTGTGTCGTGAGGGTGTTGGTAACCGGCGGAGCCGGATTCATCGGCAAGTTCGTCGCCGCCGAGCTCAAGCAACGCGGCCACACGGTCGTCCTGTTCGACGGACACCACAACATCACCGACTTCAAGGCGCTCGCGTCCGCGGCGGAGCCGTGCGACGGGATCGTCAACCTCGCCGGCCAGCTCGGCACCGAGGAGATGATCGGCGCCGAGGCTCGAGCGGTGCGCGTGAACATCGAAGGCGCCGTCAACGTCTACGACGTCGCCGCCCGGCTGGACGTTCCGGTGGTGCAGATCGGCACCGGCCACAAGGGGCAGCCGAACCCGTACGCCATCACGAAGGCCGCCGCCGAAGACCTCGGCTTGGCTCGGGCCCGGTGGCGTGGCGACAAGATCGCCGTCGTCCGGGCGTTCCACGCCTACGGGCCCGGGCAGAAGGTGTGCCCGCCGCACGGCACCGCCAAGGTCCGCAAGATCGTCCCGTCGTTCGTGTGCCGGGCGTTGACGGGGATGCCGCTCGAAGTGTGGGGCGACGGGTTGCAACTCATCGACCTCGTCCACGTCGAAGACGTCGCCGCCGTGCTGGTCGACGCGTTGTCGGGTCCGTTCGGTGAGGTGACCGAAGCCGGCACCGGTGTCCCGACGTCTGTCGTGGCGGCGGCGTGGAAGATCATCGAAGCGACTGACTCCGACTCGTACCTCGAGCATTTCCCGATGCGTCCTGGTGAGCCGGAATGGACACGGGTGGTCGCTGCCGTCCCGAAATGCGGCAGACCGTGGCCGCACGGGCTGAAGCACACGATCGACTGGTATCGGCGTGAGCTGCGGGTGGCAGCGGCATGATCGCGTTCACAGCGATCTACGGCGACTACGACTCGCTCAAGCCGCACCCCGACCATCCGCTCGTCGACGAGTGGATCTGCTACACCGACAACCCGGACCTCAACGGCGACGGGTGGGATGTCCGCTGCGAGCCGTTGCCGTACCAGCATCCTCGGGTGGCGGCGAAATGGTGGAAGACCCACCCACCGCAAGCGGACGTCTCCGTCTGGTTGGACGGGTCCGTCGCCCTCGTCGACGGCAGCGACTATTTCGATGTCCTCTACGATTGTCTCGCCACGTCCGATCTGGCGATGTTCGAGCATCCGGACCGCACCTGCATCTACGAGGAAGCGGCCGTGTCGCGGACGATGCAGAAGTACGTCGGGCAGCCGCTCGAGGAACAGGTCGCCTTGTACCGGTCGCGGGGGTGGCCGCAGAACGGCGGGCTGTGGGCGTCGACGACGTTCGCTCGCAGGCACACGCCGACGGTGCTGCAGTTCGGTGCCGCCTGGTTCGCTCACAACCACCTGATGACCTACCAGGATCAGCTGTCGTTGCCGGTCATCCTCGATCAGTACGGGTTGAAGCCGACGCCGATCCCCGGGAACCTGTGGCGCAACCGCTGGTTTGGCATCGCTGGTCATGCGAGCGACCGATGACCTGCTTCGCCTACGAGTACGAGCAGCGGTGTCTGGAGTGGACCGACATCTGTGACTGGTTGCCGGTCCTCTACCAAGAGGTCGCCGACCGCACCGAACCACAGGTGATCGAGCTCGGGGTGCGGGCCGGCAACTCGACGGCGGCGTTTCTCGCTGCGATCGAGAAGGTCGGCGGTCATCTCTGGTCGGTGGATCCGATGCCGATGATGGTGCCGCCCGCCTGGTTCGAGGCACCGTTCTGGACCCCGAGACGGGCCGACGATCTCCGCATCGTCGATGAGCTTCCCAACGACGTCGACATCGTGTTCGTCGACACGCTGCACACCTACGATCAGACGCTGGCCGAGCTCATCGCCTACGTCCCGAAGGTGAAGCCCGGCGGCGTTGTCCTGTTGCATGACACGGAGTTGCCGCACCCGGAGGCGGACCCGACGTGCGCAGCGTTCCCGGTGCGGCGAGCGATCGAGCACTACTTGACGGGCAAGCCGTGGGAGTGCGAGTTCCGGTCGGGTTGCTATGGACTCGGCGTGATCCGAATGGTGGAGGTGACCTCCGATGACGTACCTGTCGCCTGACGCGTTCAAGACGTACATGGGCATCACCGTCTCCGACAACGATCCGAACATCGCCGACGCCATCGCCTCCGCAGAAAGGGACGTCAACTCGTTCTGTGGCCGCCGCTTCGACGCGGACGCGGCGGCGACCGCCCGCACCTTCGCTCCGACGAACACGGCGCTGGCGATCGTCAACGACTTCTGGGATACCGCGACGCTCGTCGTCAAGACCGACGAGGACAGCGACGGCGTGTTCGAGACGACGTGGACAACGTCTACCGACTTCGAGCTTGAACCGTCGAACGGGATCGGCCCCAACGGCGAATCAGGGTGGCCCTATTGGCGGATCGCCGCCGTCGGCTCCAAGTGCTTCCGGCTCGCCACCCGCCGCACGTTGCAGGTGACAGCCAAGTGGGGATGGGCGGCGGTCCCTGCCGATGTGGAGCAGGCGTGCCGCGTCCTCGCCGCCGGCACCTACAAGCGGAAGGACGCCCCGTTCGGTGTCGCCGGCTACGGCGTCGACGGGTTGCTGATCCGGGTTCGTGAAGACCCGAAGGTTGAGGAGTTGTTGCACATCTACCGTCGCGCCGACGCCCGCCGCGGTCTCATGGTCGCCTGATGGCGACGCTCGTCGAAGTGATGGACGCCGCCGCCGAGACGTTGACGGCGCTGGCCGGCGTCGAGGTGTACGGCTACCCGCCGGACAAACCGGAGACTCCGTGCCTGATCGTGGAATGGCCGGAGACGGTCGACGTCGTCACCTACTTCGGGGATTCGTCGGGGACGATCATCCTGCCGGTACGGGTCGTCGTCCCGCATGTGGACGACCGGTCTTCGGCGTTGGCGTTGCAAGAGTTGCTCATCGAGACGCTCGCCGTGCTCGAAGCAGATCCGACGTTGGGTGACGTGGTGTCGTCGGCGACGGCGACGACGGTGACCGACTTCGGGAAGCTGACGATCAACGAGGCGCTCGTCGGGTTGTCGGCGGTGGTGACGCTCGAAGTGCTCGCCGGCTAGTTCCGGTTTCAACCATCTCGGCGGAAGGGATGCCCGTGAGAGTCCTCGTCGTGCATCCTGGCCCGGCCTTCTCGGTGGCTGACGTCCACGCTGGACTCGTCAAGGGACTACGCGCTAACGGCGTTCAGGTGTTTGATTTCAACTTCGGGGACCGGCTCAACCTCTACAGCATGATCGAGCTCGAAGTCGAGGGGGAGCGCCGCAAGGCGTTCGACCACGAGGGCGCGATTCGTCTCGCCGCCGAATCGCTCCTCGGTGAGCTTTACAAGTTCTGGCCTGACGTCATCGTCATCGTCTCCACGTTCTTCATGCCGCCGATCATCCTCGAAGTGTTGGAGAAGCGGCCGCATCACACGGTCGCCTGGTTCACCGAATCCCCCTACGAAGACCGCCAACAACTGCAGGTCGCCGAGCACGTTGACACTGTCGTCGTCAACGACCCGTTGAACCTCGGCGTGTACCGGCAAGTCAACCCCCGCTCGTACTACTTCCCGCACAGCTACGACCCGGACCTGCACTGTCCAGGGCCGAAGGTCCCCGAGTTCGAGTGCGATTTCGCGTTCGTCGGCACCGGGTTCCCGTCACGGGTCGAGTTCTTTGAGGCGTGCGACTTCGACGGGATCGAAGTCCGGTTGGCCGGCAACTGGCAGATCGTCGAGGACTCGCCGATCACGAAGTATCTGATCGACGACCTCGGCGTGTGCTGCCCGAACGACCGGACGGTGGACATTTACCGGTCGTGCAAGGCGTCGGCGAACGTGTACCGGCAGGAGATCAACGAAGGTGGCCGCAACGACGGCGTAGCCGCCGGTCCCCGAGAGATTGAACTCGCCGCTACCGGCACGTTCTTTCTCCGCTCTCCTCGTCCGGAGAGCGATCGGCTGTTCCCGATGTTGCCGACGTTCACCGATCCGGGGGATTTCATAGATCGGCTCCGATGGTGGCTCGCCCACGATTCGGAGCGTGAGGCTGCCGCGGCTTCGGCCCGTGACGTGGTAGCCGATCGCACCTTCGATAAGAGCACAGCTCGCCTGTTGCGTCTCGTCGATGGTGCGCCGAAGACCGTGCGCTGACCGGCGCCCGGATCCACCACGTCACAATAGGGAAGGTCAGAGATGACTCGACGTGCCGGCCGCAACGGGCGGCTTTACATCAACCTCACTTCGGGCGGCACCGCGGAGCCGGTGGCGTTCCTCAACTCGTGGACGTTCAACCAGACGTCGGAACGGTTCGACGTCACTGCGTTCGGCGACTCGAACAAGACGTACGTCGCCGGGCTGCCGGACGCGTCGGGTGACTTCGCCGGATTCTGGGATGACGCCACCACACAGACGTACCTTGCGGCGCTCGAGGGCGTGGCTAGGAAGGTGTACCTCTACCCGGATATTTCGAACGCGCCGGGGGTCTACTGGTGGGGTACGGCGTTCTTCGACTTCTCGGCGGCCGGTTCGACCGGTGGCGCGATCACGATGAACGGGACGTGGTCGGCGGCGTCGGCGATCGCGAAGGTCGGCTAACCCCTTCTACAGAAAGGCCATCCGCCCGTGGCTGACCAGCATTGGATCATCCGCGTCGACGCCGCCCACATTGTCCGTGTCGACTCGTGGTCTCTGACCGAGCTCGACGAGATCGGGGAACCGGCAGGGTTGGCCTGGTATCAGGTGTCCTCTCGTCCTCTCCAATCGGGGCGGGTGGCTCAGGAGCTGTACGACCGGGCGTGTCGCCGGGTTGGAGTGGAACCCCGCCCACTTTCCGCTCAGGACGCGCTGACCGTCTTCGATGTCGTACCAGACGACGGGCTCGCCAACGAGTTCGTCGACGGGTTGCCTGACCCTTTACCGGAGGCGACCCCCTCGACCAGTGGCTAGTTCTGTTCGCCCACCGGTTCCATTGGACGCCGCAGCAGGTTCGCTCGTTGACGTGGCGAGAGATCCGGCTGCTAGGCGAGTCGTTCCGATCGGGGGCGTGATGGCTGACGCTGTTCGTGTGACTGGGATGCGGGAGCTGCGAGCCGCGTTGAAGCGATGCGAGGACGCTGAACGTCAACGCGAGTTGCGCCAGGCGAACATCGACGTGGCAGAGATCGTCGTGAAGGGCGCCCGGCAGCGGGCGGGTTCGACGATGCAACGTTCGACCGCTAGCAGGATCAAGGCTGTCCGGTCACTAGCGCGGGCGGCGGTGCGTCTCGGCGGCAAACCGTACGACATGGGCGCCAACTTCGGTGCCTACCACAACGTGCCCCGCCGTCGTCGCACTGGGACGTACCGCGGGTACAACTGGGCGCCGGTTCGGCGCAGGCCCGACTACATGCTGTACTCCTCGATCGAGGCGAACCGGGAACGGATCGTCGACACGTACGGCGACGCCATCGAAGTGATCTTCAACAAGGGGCCGTGATGGCTGACCGGACATTGCGCGTCGACATCATCGCCGACTCGAAGGGGTTCACGAAGGCGACCGCAGAAGCGGAACGGTCCGTCGGCAAGCTCGAAAGCAAGCTCCGCGATTTCGGGTCGAAGGTCGGGCTGTCAGCCTCGGCGATGGACAAGGCTTTCGCGGTCGCCGGTCCGGCCGCGCTCGCCACCGCCGGGCTCGCCGTTGGCAAGTTCGTCGCCGATTCGGTCGGCAAGTTCCGCGATCTAGCGCTCGCCGTGGACGAGTTCTCGACGGCGACCGGCACGAGCCTCGATTCGGCGTCCCGTTGGGTAGAGGTCGCCGGGGACGTGGGTGTCAGCGCCGACACGGTCGAGCGGGCGATCGGGTTCATGAACCGGGCCGTGAAGAACAGTCCTGCCGCGTTCGATGAGCTCGGCGTATCGATCCAACGGACGAAGGACGGCGTCGTCGATACCGACGCGACGTTCCGCAATGTCGTCGCTCGGCTCGGTCAGATCGAAGATCCCGCGTTGCGGGCGGCGACTGCGCAGAAGATTCTCGGCCGCTCATGGATGGAACTCGCGCCGATCATCTCGGAGACAAACGGCAGTCTTGAGCGGCTCGACGGGCTGCTCGCCAACGTGTCTGACGCGAAGATCATCGACGAGTCTGAGATCGAGAAGGCGAAGCAACTACGGGAGGCACAGGACCGACTCGGCGACGCGATCGAAGACATCTCGCTCGCCTTGGGGGAATCGTTGATCCCGGCTCTGGCGGGCGCCGCCGAAGCGGCTGCGGTGCTGATCGAGATTCTCAACAAGCTCCCCGACAACGAGAACGTCAACCTGCTCGGTGGCGCGTTCGACATCACCTGGGGGATCATCGATGACGGCATCGGTAAGTTGCAACGTCTCGGCGGCACCGTCGAAGGTGTGGCCGGTCAGACGTCGATCGCTGGCGGCCAGTTCTCGGGGACAGCGGACGACCTCGGCTTCCTGGCAGAGAAGGCCGACACGGCAGCGGTCGCTGTGTCCACGTTGGGTGATGAAACATCGGCACTTCTCGGACTGATCGACGTCGAGGATCTTGTGCTCGACATCGCGGATGGGTTCGACAAGGTCGCCGAGGCGACATGGGGTGCGGCCGAAGCAGCTAGGACAGGGGGTGCTCAGGCTGAGGCTGCGGCCCGTGACCAGGAACGAGCACAAAACGACCTGATCCGCAAGGTCATCGAATACGACCAAGAGGTGCAGGATCTCCCCGACGAGTCGGTGACGGACATCATTGCTCTGATCGAGCAGGGCAAGATCGACGAGGCCGAACGCAAGTTCAATGAGGTGAGTCGGGATCGGCAGGCCGAGGTCACCGCTACGGCGAACACCGGGTCGGCGGAAGAGGCGTTGCGGTTCTTGGCTCGTACCCGGAACGCGGTCATAAATGCTCAGATCATCGAGCGCAGTGGCCCCGGGTTCGGTGGCCCGATCCGTCAGATGGGCGGTCCGATCCCTGGTCCGGTTGGAGCTCCGGTGATGACGTTGGCCCACGGCGGCGAGTTCGTCCTCTCCGCTGATGTGGTCGACGCGATCAAGAGGGGTCGCAAGACTGAGGGTCTCGGCGCTCGCGGCGGGTTTGGCGGCGGTGGCACGACGATCGTCATGCAGCCCGGCGCGATTGTTCTCAACTATCCGGC